CCAGCATCATAAGGGGAAGAACCCTTATAACCAACAACGTAGTACTGGTTGCCTGGAGTTCCGTTACTTGCAGTAACGTTGGCAGCATAAGGATCGATATAGACCTTAAATTTGCCCATCAAAGTACCGGCAAAAGTATTGCCAGTGTCATCAACAGAAAGATTAGCGTTGAGTGCGGGGGTGTAGTCAAGAACACCAGCCATGGTCAGTGCTGAAGCAACGTCAGCAGAGCACATGATGATGTTACCCTTTCCTCTACGAGTTCTTTGTGCGATTGCGTTAGCATCACGCTCGATTTGGAACAAGAGACCCTTGAACTTCTCAACTGACCAACGACCGTTGGAGTCAACGTCAAGGTCAAAGATACCAGGAGTTGCAACGTTTTGAACTGCACCTTGCTCAGCAACTTTGTAGATGGTACGAATAACTTCGCGGTTGATTTCAGCAAGAATCTCTGTTGAGAGAATGTTTGCCAATTCCGCTTCAGCATTCAGACCATGAATTGCCTTGAGGTCTTGTGCGAGTTCTAATGAGTACTCAGCCTTCAGAGCTCTTGACTTTGCAGTAACGGTAACTTTCTCAATTGAGAAAGCCATTTCGTTGAACTGACCACCAGAAGTGGTGCCAAGATCTTCCGAGTCATCGGTACGCATTGCTTCACCAACATTGTATGGTGAAGGGTTGGTTGTTGCAGTTCCAACTGGGTTGAGAACTGATGGATTGGTGCCGTTTTGTGCGGTAGTACCAAAACCAACAGGAGCATCTGCAAATCCGTCAGTAAGTCCCTTAGCAGCATTCTGACCAGAGAATGAAGTATCAACTTCATTGAAGAATGCTTCAGTACCAGACTGATCGGTGTAGCGTGAACGCATTGCGAAGATGAGTCCAGTAGGACCGCTCATTGGTTGAACGCCAGCCAACTCGTATGCAACGAGGTTAGGCATTGAACGTCTGATCAATGAGATCAGAACAGGATCGAAACCTTGAGTAGCGCCAGTTGCGCTACCACTGAAACCGGGATAAGTACCTGATCCTGTATTGTTAGTTGGTGCAGTTTCTGTGAGGAATGAACCTGCTGTTTCGAAAGAGGACTGCTCTCTCAAAAATCTTTCTTGGTTTTCTAACAGGACGGCGGTTACAGCTCTCTTATGGGAATCTTTGATTTGATCAAGACCCTCATAGTTGAGGAGAGGTGCCCACTTTTCCTGCAATTGTTCGGATTGGAACATTTGCTTTTACCTTTTGTAGTGTGATTGTTTGCGTTTGAATTATATTAAATTCAATTATTTACTGAATGCTGAAAGAGTCTTCAGGTATTTTTCCATTGAACCTGAAATTGCTTCAGGAGCACTGTCTAAACCTTCGGATAATGTTTCAGTTATAGCTTTAGGAGATGCACCTTTCGTTGGAAAATATGCTTCCCTTAGCGTTGCCAGTTTTTCACGATATTCTTCCTCACTTCCAAACTCAACACTTTCGGCAAGTGAAGCGAGCTTGTCTTTCTGAGTGTCTGCAAGACCTTCAGAAACTTGATCTAAGATCCCATCAGCAACCGACTCTGCGAGACGCTTGTTAAGGGAAACGTTTTTCTCAATTTGCTCGTTGAGTTTTGTTTCCATTTCATCAAGTTTTTCTACCATACTCTCTAATACATCATATTTCTCTTCAGGGATTTGTACATAATGTTCTTCAAAAAGACCCTTCATTCCTGAAAGGAATGATTCGGTCATTTCGGTCTTAAGACCGCCTTCAATTGTGAGTGCGTTCTCAGTGAACCACTCATCAGATACATACTCAAGGTATGCATCTACACGTTCTGAAAGTTCAACCTTGATTTCTTCAATTTCTTCAGCAAGTGCTTCAGAATATTGAATTTCAAGTTCTTCTTTGATATCCAATACTTTGGATCTCAAAGCAGCTTCGAAGATTGTACGTGCTTTTTCTTGGAACTCTTCAGAGAGTGATTCTCCGTCAAGCAGAGCATTAACATCTTCTTCGATGTCAAACTCTTCTTTCTTCATTTTATCCTCATCCTCATCTTCCGAATCATCTTCTTCGGATTTCTTAGGATTCTTTTTATCGGACTCTTTCTTATCCTCGTCCTCGTCACTCTCTTCATCCTCTTTCTCAGAAGCTTCTAAGAGTTCTTCATCTTCATCATACTCAACTTCATCCTCTTCCTTCATACCCTTCATCGCCTCAGCAGCCTTAGCACCTTTATTAACAACGTTTTTGACTTGCTTCAGAGTTGCGCCAGGTGTTTTGAGTTTTGCTGAATCATCGGTTGACCTGTAGTTTGAAGGGTCAGGTCCACCAAGATCTTCCCATGAACCAGTTTGTCCGTCAGGTAAGTTTCCTGACAGTTTTGGCATCGCATCCGCTGCTTTAGCATTAGCATTAACAGCGGTTTTGGATTGCTTTGTGCCTACTTCCATTTCTTGTAAATCTCCACGAGACATTTGAACTCTCCGATTAACCTCTAATTTAATCTATATTTATTTATAATCTAATGAATTACACTAATTAAAGTGAATTTAGGAAATTGTCAAATAATTCAATCTTATTCTCTTCTAACCTTCTTTGATCTACAAGAGTATTGATTCTCCTGTATGCTTTCTCTGCTGCTTTTTCGCGGAGAATGCCACCATCCCAAATCCACTCTTTACCTTCCATAATTCCCTGAACGAAAGCATCAGGGGCAGAAGGGTCAGCGACGATATCAGCAGCAGTTGCTAACATGAAGTCTTCGCCAACTTCTTTATAACCATTACGGTTCTCTCTAAGTGAACCAATACCACGAGAAGAAACTCCAAGTGTTACTCCATCTTTGAGAAG